TGCAATATTCCTTTCAACATCTCGTTGGAACCTGAGATAATCCCTTCTCAATATACGGTGACGAATGGCGGTCTTATTCCTTGTTGAGAGGATAGCTGAATTCGCCAGAATATTCCTGGCTTGCTTCTCAGCGGCCTCTTCCCCTTCAGAGTTAGCAATGGACTTAATAGCTTCCCATCTGACAGGTGAACTAAATACAGCCGGGAATTTAGTCCTCAATCTCGCGATCATTTCTGGAATTTCAGGCATTTTCTATTTCCTTGTATTTTCAATTTGCCGTGGAGAATATTCCTGTACAGAGTAAACTATTCCTATTTAATATTTCCCCTTTTCTTGCACAGGCCAAACACATAGATTTTCCATCCCACTTATCATTTACGCCATTCGTGAATATTACCTGTTGAATAAAATTACACTTATGGCATATGATTTACGAATAAAATGGGGTTCCCTTCGAGAATGTCATCATCAAAGAATTGAGTTTTAATAAAGCCATAAACAACCCCTTATTCAAATATGCCCTTAAACCATAGCCATAGTCCTATCCAAAATGCGGTGCCAATCATAAATCCAGTAAAAACCCCTAACGAGAAAAGTCCTATTGTACTGTTATCCATATCATCCTCCCCCACCTTGTGGTGGTGTTACTGGTGGTGTTTGCGGAGGTCCTTGTGGCGGTCCTTGCGGTGGTTCCTGTGGCGGTTCTGGCCTGTTAATCTCATCATCCCTTTCATCCCCGCCGAAAGGTTCCTCTTCTGGTTCAGGTTTTTCCGATTCTTGTTTCTCCATCTTCCGCATTTCTTCCTCGTATTCATAACCAAGTTTCTGCGAAATAGTCTCATCCGATACGACACCCATGGCTTGATGGATCTGGTACGCTTTCGAATCCTTCAAGATATCCGAAGCAATAAGATTCGGCCATTGGATATCTACTTCTGTCTTTGTCTGGATTTTATTCTTGATAACGATATTTCCTTTCTGGTCGAATTGTTCTTTGAATGAGAACATTTTTTTCATTTTGCGAAACAAACCCACTGCAGCTGCTTTCTCTTTCATGACTGTCTCTGTCGAGTTAGATGGGAGAACTTTTGTTTTAATCCCATGTGCGATAGCCCACTCGAATATCTCCTTGAAATATGCCTCATAAAAATCCTGCAACCATTCAATTTTACGAACGAAAGGATTCTGTGACACTAAACTTGAATTACCTGTAATTGAAACACGCCCATTTCTACGGGTTATCATTGTTTCATTCGGAACAGAAACGCACCAAACTATCCCTTTATATGGGACGCGATGGATATCTTTCTTTGGATCGATAATTTTATTTCTTTCTTCTCTTCCAACACTAACCGGAATAACGCCATTCGACATTGGTGGATGTGATCTTGGTTTCATCCCGGCAGACAACATTGTAGCCATAACATCATCAGCCAATTGATTGCTTTTTGTAAAATAATGTGTTTGTCCATTACGTCTACTTCCATCACCATCAACCAATGAATCCACAAGCATAGTGGCAGTACCCTTATTCAGGGTGGAAATTGAACATGGCATTTTTTTTGACATAGCTCCAATGCCGCAATTTTTTGATAAGTAATTATGCAACCCTTTATCATTTGCTCTCCACTCGATGATTTCTGTTGATTTTTTATATTCAGTCCACTTAACATTTGGCATTGAAGATAATGTCATTCTAATCTTATCAGCAATTGGTCCTGTCTTTTGGCTAAGTCCTATTGCGTAATGATATTTTTTAGCGTTTTTTATTACCCATCCCTCAGAAAGCCAATAACCGAGAAATTTCGTCCACACATCGGATGGAATTTCCCTATCCATTTGGATGTGTTCGTTACGACCATTCCCTCTTGTCATAAGCGCAGGTAAAATAAAATCAGGATTTATCTTATCTGATGCACCATTCGGTTCATCAAACATAAGCCATGTAGAACCCGAATTCGCCACATCATCCGCCGTAACAAATTTCCATGGTTTGATACCTTCTCGAATTAATGGCCCTGATCTTCCACCATGCCTTCTGAGTTGATGCCTCGTCACATACATCCGATGATTCGGAGTCACCATCAAATCTAAATCCCTTTGGTTTTTAAAATGGATCATTTCTCCGTCATACGGATAAACATGAAAGGCATCCATCTTTTGATAGACGACATTTCTTGTTTTTTTATTCACTGTTGCGATCGTGTCACTAGATGCGATTTCATAATATTTCAACCAGCCCCTATTTGTCAGGACATCAGTTTTCTCGTCGAAACAGGCATAATTCGATTGTGACGCATCGCCAAGGATGAATTCTGGACATTGGGCACCAGCACATATAGCCATGCGCATAGCCCTGCCATCTTCCTTCGCGCTGTCGGCTTTAACATCTGGCGATAGCCATTTGTATGTTACGGCCTTGTTGTGTGTTAATTTGCTTCCAATCTTTGGCATTCGCTTTATAACTTTACCACCCAATCCAGTTTTGTTCGAATCTGGCGTGGCACCATCTACAGATGAGACGTTGCTTGGTGTCCCCTCGACTATCTCCTCGAGGTAATAAGCCGTCTTAAGTCTATTGAAAACAATCCTGTTCGCTAACCAATCTGAATAATAAAAACACATCTGGGACACTACCATGAACGGGGGAAGTCCCCTATAATCATCCATTGCACCCATCTTGATGTGGATGATATCCTTGGCTGGAATCGTCTCTGTTGTTGTAGAGCCTGGGTTATTAGAATCTGCATGTGTTCTCACATAGCTGATAACCTTTTCATTGTCCTTCGGATCTTTAATGATATCCGTGATTTCATAGTGATTCAGGAACCGTATTTTCGGCATTTCCGCGCTCTCGTTATTCGGTCCCTTTGTAAATTTCCTGATAAAAATCTCTCCGGCCTTGAGCGACTTGGATACGATATCCCTATCTCTACCATCCATGCTATTAACCTTTATGAACTCATCTAGGTATTCCTGGACCTCTGGTGCCTCATCCTTGGCCGTGACATGTATTCCCTTTCCGATAGTGAAAAACTTGAATGCATCTACCAGTCCTGCATAAATAGGGTCAGAAAGGTATCTAGCCATGCTCGCATCCTGGATCTTCTTTAACCTATCCTTCGGCATCGGGATACCGCCAATCCTCGCAGACCCAGAAATATCGGACCATCCAGCATCATCATCATCCGTAGTCTGGCTGAATGCGCCAGCCACGATTCCCTTAAGATAAAGGGAATTCCGCTCCAAGTCGCCCTCCTTCGTAATATTCTCATTCTCGGTTATGGCGATCTTCTCTCCACTTAGAACTTGGTCATATGTTCTGGCTGACCCTTCTTCATCATGTAAAAATTCGTCTCTTTTTTCTTTCATGGTTTTTCTCCTGGTATATTAAATTTGTTTTTTGTCATTCTCTAAAGGGCACCAGTCTGGAATAGTCTTCAAATTATCCCCGTGAATATCATTCATAAGCCTCAATGTAATCTCATCGACATTCTTTAGATTAACTGTACATGATCTCGAATAACTATGCTTATTGGTACTCCCTTCAAATTGAATGAAAGATTCTTTAAACCACGGGCAATCGTTACACTTTTTTATTTTTATGATTTTCATTCTTACCCCTTAAAATTGTGCGGGTGGGTCAGCCTGGTTAAATCCCACCCGCTTGCATTCTATTTCTTTTTCCGCTTCTTAGCTTTTTTCTTTTTGGCCATTCGGTTCTCCTTCACATAGGATGGATAATAACCACCCTTTGATTTCGAGTTCAGACCCCAAATTTCACGGGATATTTTCATCTTTGTTAAATTAATTGTTTAACTCGTTTCCGTATCTCATGATCTTTATGTGACTTACAAAAATAAATTATCCTCTTATTGAATTCTCCTATCTCACAGGATTGGAAATCGGTTTCATCTTCCTTCCATAGATGGCCATCTAACCCATCGTCATAGCTTGTATAATCGCTCGTATATGTTTTTTTGTAACCACAAACATCGCAAGTGTATTCATCATCATATATTGTTCTTGATGATAGAGATAAAAACCCTCCCCCATGATATTTCTCATTTTTAACCTTTATGCCCATTAACAATCTCCCTTTTTTCGTTAAACATTAAAAATCCCCTCTATCCCAGTATCTTCCTCCTCTACATGGACATACGGATCTGAAGGCAGGGCCAATCCTTGCGCGTCCATAAAACAAAGGGCCATGCTATCAGACTCATCTGGACTACTAAACCCACGTGCTTCAAATTGCTCTTTAGGCTCCAATTTCATCTTCCCATTCGATAAGGTTTTCATTCGCCTGTTTGTCAGTTGTGTATTTAGGTCCTCGTCATAGGGAATAGCGGTAAAATGCTTTTCGAGTAAAGTTGCCAGGGTAGCGTATATCTGTGTTCCCATGTCAGCATACTTGTCACTATTCTTGAGCGGACCTATTTCGAAGGGGTTATCCATCGGTTTAGCTCCGAAGTTGATCGGAACCACTTTATTCTTAAACCCAAGTTCAACCAATCTGTCATATACACCGGTCCCGACCCCTGTCACATCAAGGAAAACCTTTGAAGCCCCGTTATTTATTATCCCCACTACTTGTCCGGCAGTTACCATCGTACTCTGTTTCTCAGACTTCTTAACATCTACGACTCGCATCCCTTCCCTAACGGTGATAACTGTCTTGTCCTTTCCCATGGCGGCAATATCAACACCAGCTATAACCTCATGCCCAATGGGGATAATCTCCAATCCAACTGTATTGGCCCACTCTATCCAACCTCCCTCGATAAAGGCATCAACTGATTTTGGTGGTGTGATACCTTTTACTTTAGAAATATAGGTGGGATGTGTTTTCCCATGTTTTACTGCCATATCATCAACCCAAGACTTGCTACACATACCAGGAATGAGTTGGTCGCCCGTCTTCACATTCGGGGAGTTTTCACAATCAAGGCGTACCACTTCCCACCCACTCCCAGGTTGGCAAGCCTCGTGGAAGGCACCATAATTCACGATAGGGTTACCGATTGCCACCCATCGGACATTCTCGCCAGTCATAAGGGATTCGGCCTGCTCCCATATAGATTTCTCTATCGCCTGGGCCTCAGAAAAGAGGATAAATACCGATTTTTGATGGAATCCCTGAAACTTGCCTGGGGTTTTATGGACATCTCTTGTGGCAAACCCTATGGCATACCACTTCATTTTGTCATCAACGATAATCTCTTTCGTTAGAAACCGGCCTCTAAAAGTCCGATTCGCACCATGAAAGGCCTCGGCCAATTCACCCCATATGATCTTGGATATCTGACGGTCGGTAGCGGCGGTGGCGATAACAATAGACGGCATGAAGGAATAGAG